AGCAATTGTTAAACCAGCAGATCCGTGAACGATTTGATTTGCATTAGCCGTACTTGTAGATCCTGTTTCACCTGTGAAAGCAGTTCCTATCGCAGCACTGATTATTTCATCATCCATTGCTCTACCCATAGCATAAGCTGCAGCTTGAGCGTAAGATGAAGTTGGATCGATTAAGAGTCTTACTTTATCTTGATCGTCAATTAGGTCAGCGAATTCATAATCCACAAGAGATACTCTACGTCTAGCGTGAGGGGTATCAATTTGTGGAGTATCGCCATGCCTGCTTGTTCTTTTCTGAGCTGTTACTGCTCCTACTTGGTCAAAGAAAGCATTTTTACCTACGACACTTTCAAGACGAACTTTGTCTCTTA